CTTTATTTCACACACAAGAAAGTAAACAAAAGGGGGTTTTTATATATATTTGCATTGGAAATGAAACATTTAAACAAACGAGCTCGGGAAATTTATAAAAATATTGTTGAGGATTTCACAGCAAATAAAAATTGCGTCGACCTCGATTTGATTGCGGCCTATGCTGTCGAGATGGAAACATTTGAAAGGGCATGTCACAAAATTAATGAGTCGGAAGAGATAACGCCTGCGCCGAGTGGTTATCCAATGATCAACCCATGGTACACAATAAGGAAGCAATCATTAAAAGCAACGCAGGACATTGCAAAGATTTTGGCAATGACTCAACTACAGGACAAACAAAAAACAAAAATAACTAAATTAGAACTTTTAACTCATGGCAAGAAAATACAAAATAGTAAAATCGGGTAGCGGTTTTATAATTGAGATGTCGCAAGGAAAGAAATTCCAAGGATGCGATAAATTCGGCTTATGGCATCATGAACCGATAGTGTATCGAAATGAATTCTTAGCGAACACAAACAAACAATATTTCGAGAATAGGACATTCACGAAAATAATTGAAGATGAGCAAAGCGATACAATACTGTGACGATGTAATTTCAAAAAAGATTGCAGCGTGCAAACACGTTGTAAACGCGTGCAAAAGATTTAAAGCAGATTTAAAGCGGAAGGATATAAAATTTGAAAATGATTTATATTTGCACGCTGTGCAGTTCATCGAGGAATTAGAGCATTCCGTCGGTTTATACGCAAACAAGAAATTTCTGCTAGAACCTTGGCAGCATTTTATAATTGCTAATATTTTCGGATTTTTAAAATTGGATGGCACTCGAAGATTTACAAGAGCATACGTCGAGGTCCCTCGTAAAAATGGCAAGTCTACGTTTTCCAATGCGATAATGTTATACGGCCTAATCGCAGATGGGGAGGAAGGGGCGCAGGTTTATTCTGCAGCTACAAAACTCGACCAAGCAATGATGGTATTCTCAGAGGGTGCTCGAGTTTGCAAACAGTTGGACTGGCTGCGAGATGATGTGAATGTTTATAACTCTGTTAATAACAGAAGAATAAATTTTGGCACTTCCGTATATCGGCCTCTCGAATGGAATCCAGGGAAACAGGACGGATTAAATACACACTTTTGTTGCATTGACGAATATCACGCGCACAGCAATGATGAGCTGTACAACGTTATTCGTAATAGTATGGGCGCAAGGTCGCAGCCGTTATTGTTTACAATCACAACAGCGGGATTCAATCGTGAGTCGGCCTGTTATAAACATAGAGACTATTGCGTTAAGGTTTTAAATAAAGGCGTAAACGATGACGCTTTGTTTTCTGTGATCTATAGTTTGGATGATAAGGATGACTGGACAGACTCGGCCAATTGGCAGAAAGCCAATCCGAATTGGGGCGTAAGTGTAAACCCTCGCCAACTTGAGGAAGGATTGAACGAGGCCCGCGAGTTACCACATAAGCAGGTTGAGTTTAAGACGAAACTTTTAAACGTTTGGACAGACACTGCCACCACTTGGATAAGTGACGAAAAATGGATTGCATGTGCAAACGATGTCGATCCTGTGGGAGAGTGTTATGGTGGTTTAGATTTGGCGTCGACAGGTGACTTTTGCGCGTTTAGTTTAATCTGGCCATCGGACGGCTACAAAGTGAAAACATGGTATTGGCTCCCAGATGCTGCAGCCCAAAGGCGAAATGATCAGATAGGCGTTTCAATTCGCACATGGGCGCAGGAAGGATGGATTCATTTGACAGATGGAAACGTGACTGACTATTCATTTATTAAATCAAAGATTTTAGAATTATCTGATCAATTTGATATTAAAGATATTGCCTTTGACAGATTTAACGCTACACAGTTAGTCATCGAGTTAGGCAATGAAGGAATGACAATGTATCCATTCGGGCAGGGTTTTGTTTCAATGTCGGCGCCGACAAAGGAACTCGAGCGACTTGTTAACATTGCGGAGCTACAGCATGATAGCAATCCTGTAACGCGTTGGATGATGAGCAATATATTATTGAGGCAGGATCCAGCTGCTAATATTAAAATTGACAAAGCCAAGTCTGGCGATAAAGTCGATGGGCCTGTGTCTATAGTCATGGCCTTGGGAACATATATGCAAGAACAATCTAAAAACGTACAGGATGCAGAACTATGGTTTACAAATATATAGTCATGAAGACTTTATAAAAATTTATTATAACGAATTGCCGAATTTTAAAACTTACGGCGATGCGTATGAATATTGCGAAAGCGTGTATCGTGAAAAATACGGTCAAAATAAATATAGCAGTTACGTGGTATTTCGTGCGACGCTTAGCAGATACATGAGAACTCATCCTAAATTGTAACAAAATAAATAAATCTGTAATTTAATATTGTAGCATGGCTTCATTCTTAAGCATATTTAAACCAAAAACACAACAGCGCTCAAGCTTATCGGCTCCGACTGATTGGCTCATGCAATCGTTGACTTCCTTATTCGGAACTCAAACGACTAGCGGGGTGGCTGTAAACGCAAATAGTGCGATGAGCATTGCGAGCGTTCACGCTTGCGTGAGAGTAATTTCAGACGCCATCTCTAGCTTATCGTTTAAATTATATTTCGACGATGGCACAAACAAGCGCCAAGTTGTAGCTCATTATTCTAACTATGTTTTAAACGAGCCTAATCCATACCAAACGAAATTTGACTTCATGAATTTCATGACTTCGCAATTAGTTCTAAAAGGTAACGCTTACGCTCTGATTAATAGGGACGAGAGATTTATTGCGACATCAATTCATCCAATTGTTAGCGATTCAGTTTCTGCTTATTTAATGGACGGAGAATTGTTCTATAGAGTGAATGCTCCTGGCTTTCCTTCCATTATTCCTGCAAGTGATATGCTTCATTTTAAAGGGCTTTCAACTGACAGCGTATTGGTGGGTAAGTCACCGATTCAGATGCATGCTGAAACTTTGGGAATTGATCTCGCAGCTATTAAGTCAAGCGCATCGGTTTACAAAAATGGAACATTAAAATTCATTTTAAAATCACAATCAAAAATTGATCAAGCGCAGGCGGGACCATTGCGCAAATCTTTGGACGATGTAATTGAGGGAAACCAACGCAGTACTGTATTGCCTCATGGAGTTGAAATGGAAAAACTTTCCATGACTCCAGAGGAGGCTCAATATATTCAAGCTCGCCAATTCTCGGCTGAGGAAATCGCTCGAATCTTTGGCGTTCCAGCTTCTATGATTGGAGCAAAGGACGGCATTAAGTCAAGCGTTGAGCAGGAATATCAAGATTTTTATTCTAGGACTTTAATGAGTTATTGCATAAACATCGAGCAGGAACTTCGCAGAAAGTTATTAACTGAGACTGATAAAACATTTTTTTATTTTAAATTCAATTTTAATTCATTATTGAGAGCCTCTGCCAATGATCGCGCAGATTTTTATAATAAAGGAATAAGAGGCGGATGGTTAAGCCCAAACGAGGCAAGGGCATTCGAGGATGCAAATGGATTCGAGGGTGGTGAGAAATACTATGTCGAAGCCAACCTAATCCCTGCAGATCAATTTGAGGCTTACATGAATGCAAAGATTGAGCAGCTTATGAGTAGCGCATATTCAAATAATAATCCCGACGGAAACAATAATAATACACAGGCATAATGAAAACTTTAAGAGCAATCGGAACGATAAATTACAGAGCTGTTGGCGATGGCATGCCGAAAGAATTCGGAGGCATTGCTGCAGTCGTTGACACAACTACGGACTTAGGATATTTTGAGGAGCGCATTAATAGAGGCGCTTTTGATAACGCATTAAAAAAAGATTATGACATTCGTTGCCTTTTTAATCATGAGAGCGAGTGCATTTTGGGACGCACTAAAGCCAATACTTGCAATGTTTATGTAAATGCTGAGGGAAATCTTGAGTACACATGGATCCCAGATTATGAGAATCCTTTGCACATGCAAGTCGCTCGCAGTATAATGAGGGGCGATATAACTCAGTCTTCATTTGCATTCACTGTCAAAGATAGATCATGGGAGAAATCTGATAAATACGGCGATTTGTCATTGCATATTATTAAAGAAATCGAGGATCTTTATGATGTTAGCCCTGTGACTTATCCTGCTTATGTAGATACTGAGGCTGAGGCTCGCAGCTTAGATTTAACTAAGCCAAAGAAAGAAAATGAATCTGATCAAATAACAATACTTAAACTAAAATATAAATGAAAATCAAAGCTTTGAAAGAAGAAAAAGGACGTTTAATCGAAGAATTGAACGGACTGCAAAACAGCATTAACACCGAAGCGCGTTCAATGACTGACACTGAAAAAACTCGTTTCTCTGAAATCGACGCTCGTTTGGACGTTATCGGAACTGAAACTGAAACTCTTGAAAAATTGCAAAAGAGAGCATCTGAGAAGGTTGCCTCTGCTCCTGTTTATGGCGCCGCATCTAGCAGCGAAAAAACAGAGCGCAATAAAATGGCTGACGCTTACTCTTTTAAAAGAGCAATCGAACAAGCTACCACAGGCCGCAGAGATGGCGTTGAGTATGAAATGCATAAGGAAGCTGCAGACGAGTTTCAACGTGCAGGCGTAAGCGTAAGCGCTCACTCTGTATTGTTGCCTTCTGACGTTTTCAAACGTGACATGACAGCAACAGGCGGAACTTCTGGTTCTGAAGGTGGTGTTAACATCCAGACTTCAGTTGGCGGAATCGTTGACGTATTATTGCCTCAAACAATTTTGGCTGGTTTGGGAGTTACTCGTTTCGACGGATTGACTGGAAACTTAGATCTTCCAACTGCAAGCACTCAACCGAGCGCAGGATGGAATACTGAAAACGGAACTGCGACTGAGAAATCTCCTGCATTTTCTAAAATCACTTTCTCTCCAAAGAGATTGGCTGCATTTATTCAGGTTTCAAATCAGTTATTGAGACAGTCTTCAAATTCAATCGATGCTTATGTTCGTCAATATTTGATTAACGCAATGGCTATCGAATTAGAGAAAGCTGCTATCTTAGGCGGTGGATCTAACGAGCCTACAGGTATTATCGGAAACGCAAATACAAATGTAGTGTTCGCAGGTGGATCTACTTCT